TTTCTTCGGCTTCCCATTGTAGTGTTAGTGAACTCATTTAAAATAATCCAAATTTCTTTTCTTTTTTAGGTGGCTTGACTTTGACTATAGGTACTATATCCTGACACAAAACTGACATGTCTGTATTAGGTCGTATCTGAAAGCCTTTCTTTTGTAAGTCAGCACACTTATGGGCTCTTGTAAGTTCATACTCAAGCCTTAGTTTCTCTTCGTAGCGTTTAGCTATGTTCTTACATTGTGCGTATCCTTTCTTATCTAATGGAACCATAAAGTTAATCTGGAACCCCCAGTTTTCTGCTAAGGTATAACTACTAGGCTGCATAAATTCATCGAGTGGCTTTGTATGGTTGCCCATATAAAAAGGCTGGAATGTCATTGTACTTCCATTACAGCTTATATTTGGACCCATATACTGTCTACTCTGTGCTCCGTTGTTCTGGAACTGTACAGCTTGGTTAGTTACATTACCCGTAGCAGCAGCTACAGGATTACTCACATTGTTATCGTCTCCTTCAGCAAGTACAGGTGTACCTATTGAGAGAAGATAGAGTAAGATGAAGTAGTACTGTCTGTTTCGATTTCTCTTTCGATTGAGATTGTTTCGATTGTGCCTGCTTCTCTGGTTGTGATCTGTAGATCCCAGTCCGTTGCATCGGTTGTTGGTGCATAAGTTGCGTTGTCTGCTCCTATGCTGCCAGTCACAGTAATATTTGTACCACTCCAAGAAGAAGAAGCCGAGCCCATAATGTCGTGCTCGATTGTTTCTGTTATTGTTTGTTGTGTTGTTGTCGTTGACTGCATCGACCCTGTTGTAAAGGATGGCGTTACAGTGTTTGCTCTCGCTATTGTGGGTGACAACAATGCTAAGAGAAGAATCCATTTTTTCATTGTTTTGGTTTAGTAGGTTCTTTCTTATCTGTCTTCTTACCATTACCTGTAGACAGCCCAAATGTTGCTAGGGCTCCCGTAAAAATCGAAGCGACGAACGTGATGTCGCCTGCGGTACTTGACTTTTTAATCATAGGCAGCTCAACATAACTTAGTGTAATAATAAACCCTGACCAGATTACAACACCTAGACGCACTGCTGCACCTAGTACTTGCATCTGTTCATCATGGTCATCTACATTTTCTTTGAGCTTTGTAAGGAGTCCTTTTTTTTCTGGCGGTTTTCCTTCCATTTGTTTATCTTACCTTGTAGGAACTTCTGTAATTTCTTTTTAATACTTTCTATAATCGGCTGAGTAAGAGTTGTAGCAGCTACCGCTGTAACAGCCGCTGCTGCCGCTGTAACAAGTACTTCAGTCGAAGGTATAGGAATAGGTGGTAAGGGTGGTAAGTTTAACCTAGGAGCCGGAGGAACCTCTTTAGTTTCTACAGGTTTAGCACCTTCTGGATCTCGTAGATCGCTAGGAGGTACAACCATAGGAATATAGTAAGGTACGTCAGCTCTCGGTAACGGTATCTCCACCGTATCTATCTGTTGGGCAGGCGGTAAACTTATGGTGGGTATTTCCACTATGGTTTAGGATACTTGTCCTTGATAGCTTTTATATCTGCCTTCCAAGCATCAATGCCTTTCCAATAGATTGCGTCAAGCTGATCTTCCCAAGATGGGTATTCAGCTGCTCTGCTTCTTTGATAAGCTTTAGCAGCATACGCATCGTCTATTACTTTGCGAGCTGCTGTTATTTTTTCGGAACTAAGTGATACTTGTTTTCCGTCTTTGTCAAATGCACCAGTAGAGTCGTCTATTGTTACGACTTCGCTGTATACACTGCGTATTGCTTCGTGATCTAATGCCATAATAATTATGTTGAAATTTCTAAAAGGGTTAAACAACCCGGAGAACTTTGTCTGTTAACTGTGACAGAAGGGCTATTTCCACTATGAGTATTAGCCATTTGTATTTTATAAGTAGTTGCAGAAGTAGTTGCAGGGCTATCTAAAAAATTAATACTGTGAATATACCTAAAAATTATTCTACTTTGGCTAGTTGTGTCAGCTTCAGCGTGTAACTCTTGATCTCTTTTAGAGATAATAGTGCTTCCTCTCATTAACTGTATTGCAGCTCCAGTTTCACTAGCACTTCTAAATAGTTGAACTTGAAAACTTGCTAACACAAGTATCTTACTAGAGTTACTTTGCGGTGTAATAGTTGCAGTTATACCTGTGTCTACATAGCTAGTACCAGTAGTGCTTGTTTCAGAAGTTGTAGATGTAAAAATAGATTGTATTATTCCACCATTAGCACCACTTGGCAGTCCACCGACTGGTACTATTGAATTTACTTTTATTTGGCTCATGCTGACACCTCCATCAAAATAATTCTGCTATGAGTTCCGTCACTGTTAGCTCTAGCAGCAGTACCAGAACCTCCTAAACTTCTTTTTATTTGAGTTTTATATGTATGTGTACCAGCACCGGGAGAATCTTCGTGAACAATAGATGCAATGCAACTAGAAGCAACAAAATATGAACCCGAACCGGGTCCACTTGTTACACAAGCTCTTTCACCTGTGTAAAGAGTGGTAGAACTTCCAGATGTTGTTCTTACAAGTATTAAACCACAACCGGCAAAACCAGTAGCATTATATTGCCTTGCTTCTAATGATTGAGCTACAAATATTAAAACTTTATTTGTACCAGTTGTAGTAATATTAGCTGTAAGTCCAGTGTCAACATAACTAGAACTAGTAGTTTCTACCTGACCAGACTTAACCGCACTGACGTTTTGTAAAATTGTACCAAATGGAAAAGCTGAACCATCTGTTTCAGTTATAGCATTAACTTTTAATGTACTCATGGCTTAGGATATTTAGCTTTAACAGCAGCAACGTGATCTTTCCATGTAGTCGTGCCATTAACAGTATCTTTGTACTGCATATCTAACTGATCGCCAACAGAAGCATAAATTGTGTCTGTAGTACCAGCAGCACCAGTTCTTTGAGATTGATAAAGAATTGCAGCAGCTTCATTATTTAAAGTAACTCTCGCAGCATCTATATCAGATTGCGTTAAAGAGATTGCGTTACCGCTTGCATCAAAAGCACCAGCACCATCATCAATCGTAACAGCGTTTGGATAGGCTTTGCGTATCGCTTCGTGATCTAAGGCCATAATCAGGTTTTAATTAGATTATACATGGAAGTAATCATGCTGACACCTCCATTACTGTAATTCCTGAGGTATCAATACATTGACCTCCGCCACCTGTACCATGAGTTTCTCTGTTGATATATATTGTGTTATTTGTTGATTCATCTATGTGTTGTATTTTATAAGTTATTTGATTTGTTGAACCAGCCGTATCTAAAAAAGAACCAGTAAGGAGATCAGGATAACCTTGGTTAGCACCTGAGCCAGTAACAGGAAATGTAGCTCTTGTTGAACTGCCTGTAGCACTACCTCTAAATGGATAAGTTGTAGTTCCACTATCAACTTTTGCAAGTAAAAGAGCATGACCACCCCAATGCGTACTTGCTGTTGTAGCTACATGAACATGAATAAGAAGTTTGCTAGTAGAAGATGTAGGTGTAATATTTACAGTTAATCCTGTTACATCTTGAGCAGTACTTGTTGAGGTTGCAGAAAAAGCATCAGTTTTACTTACTGATACCACTTGTATAATTCCACCACCACCGCCTGTCGGTACACCTGCTACTGGAATTATGCTGTTGACTTTAAGTTGACTCATGGTTTATACGATTGTAAGAGTTTCATTTGCACCCACTGTAACAGTGTTTCCGCTTGCAATAGTTATAGGCCCTGCTGCCATTGCGTTGCGACCATTGGTAATTGTGTAATCGGCTGAAACTGTTGTATTGTTTTCGTAGAATACACCACCTTGAGTTACTGCACTAGCAGAGATTTCATAACTTATACCGGGAACTCTAAATTTAGTATGACTGCTGTTACCAAGAGTAATTTCATTATCAACACCCACTGCACTTGCTAATGCCGCATAACCAATAATTATATTGTTATCGCCAGTAGTTAACGCTCCAGTTCCATCAGTTCCATAACCAGCTAGTGCACCTAGAAAACAGTTTTCATCTCCTGTAGTAACGTTATAGCCTGACATCCTTCCAAAGGCTGCGTTATGGTTACCAGTTGTATCGGAATATAATGACGCTCTTCCTACAGCAGTGTTGCCTTGATAAGGGTTTGAAGTCTGATCATTATAACTATATAAAGCTCCCTGACCTATAGCAACTGTTTGTCTTGCGTGACTATCAGTTTGTAAAGCTTCCTGACCTATAGCTACGTTAGTATTACCTTCTGCTGCTCTACCAGCACGGTATCCTATAAAAACACTTGTTTGGTTTCCTCCAGAATTTTGTCCAGCTTCAATTCCAATATAAACGTTATTAAGGACGCTAGAAGTTGCATTTTGACCAGCAAGGTTTCCGATATAAACTTGGTTTCCACCATCAGTACTAGCATCAGTTAAATCATTTAATGATGATGCACCAGCAGCAGCTGCAAATCCAGCTTCACCGTTGGAATCAACTGTTAGTACATGACCAGTAGTTGGTGTACCGCCATTGTCTTTAAGGGTTACGTTAATACCGGGGATTTTAACTTTGGTTATACTAGTATTACCAAGGCATATTTGGTTACTGCTATCAGCAGTTGCAATATATCCAATAGAAATTGCATTTGTTAAACCACCTGTATTACCAGCTTCTCTACCTATAGCAACACATTGAGCTCCACCATTTTTTAAAGCTCTAAAACCAAGAGCAACTGCGTCTGCACCACCAGTGGCATCACGCATAGCTCCCATACCCAAAGCAGTGTTACCACTACCGCCTTGTGATTGTCCAGCTTTATAACCTACAAAAGTATTATATTCTCCACCAGAGTTTTCTCCACAGAGTGATCCTACATAAACATTTAATTCTCCACCTTGTTGACTTTTACCAGCTCTATATCCAACCGCAACGTTGTCATAGCCATTAGTAAGATTTGTTAATGACTCTCTTCCTATAGCTACGTTGTTATCTCCAGTTCCAGCGTCACATGCTTGATAACCAATAGCTATTGTATTGTTTCCAGTACAAGCATAACCAGCTTGATGTCCAACAGCAGTATTATTAGCACCTGTGCTAGCACCTAAAGCTGATTGACCTACAGCAACACTATTACTTGCGGTAGTATTAGCGTCTAAAGCATAATTACCTACGGCTACGTTACCTTCACCAGATGTATTAGCTTTTAACGCTTCAACACCGATAGCAACTATATTTGATTCTGTATGATTTTCACCAGCTTTATAACCTATTAGAACGTTATAACTACCTGATGCACAACTTTCTAAAGATTCTGAACCGATCGCAGTATTATAATCTCCGCTTGTTAGAGCTGTACCAGTATTGTATCCATACAATGTATTATGATTTGCACTTGTACCACTAAAACTGTCTCCAGCATTAGTACCAGCTACAGTGTTATTTTGAGAATCACTTGTTACACCAGTAGCTATACCTGTTAAGTTGGAACCGTCTCCACTAAAAGCATTGGCTGTAACAGTGCCAGAAAAATTACCAGCAGCACCCCAAACAGTATGCCATCTATAACCGTTATAACCTAAATGTACAGTACCATTATTGTAAGGTAATAAATTTGCATCGCCATCTATTTCTAAATACTTAGAATTTAATCTTTCAAATTTAATTACACCATTACCAGTATGTTTTATACCTAATTGACCAGTAGTGCTGTTTATTTCAGTATTTGTGCCATTATGAAATATCTCTAAATCATTACCAGTTCCAAATCTAGCTTTTACGCTATCGTTAAAATCAACTCCAGTAGATCCTCCTACACCAGCAGGGACAGTTGCCCATGTAAGACCACCTGTATTACCAGACTGTGCTGATAAGAAGTAGCCATTAGTAGGTGAGTTAGATACCTTTAAGTTTGCTTCGTCTACTACGTTGTCCGCAATAGTTAAAGCACCACTACCTGTAACTTCTCCTGAGTGAGTAGCGTTGGTTGTAATACCACTAACTGTTGAGTTAAGTGCAGCAATGTCTACACCATCAACTGTTCCTGTAACTGTTATGTTTCCTGTTACATCAAGACCACTATTACAATCTACATTTGTATTAAAATCAAAAGTACCATCTGATGCAAGAGAAAGTCTGACAGCACTATTACTTTCATCTTGTATTGCAAAGTTACCACTATTAACAACTATAGAATAATCTGAGTCTTCGTTTGTATCAGTAAATATTAATTTAGGTGCAGTATTACTTATCGTCTGCGTTCCTGTAAACGTGTTACTAGTTAAAGCAGCCAAGTTACTAGTATTAGTTACACCCTGTACCCAACCTGATCCAGTATGTATTCTTAACTCATTATGTGTCGTGTTAAAGTATAAATCTCCAGCAGCTAGTGTATTACCTCCACCATCTGTTGATGGGTTAGAAGACGCTATTTGATATTGGTCTGCAAAATTATTAACGTCACTAATATTACCTGCAACTGTATTAACGTTACTTATAGAACCAGCAACTGTTGTGATGTTACTGTTAGCTCCAGCTACTGTTGTGATGTTGGAGTTAGCTCCGGCAACTGTAGTTATATTACTGTTGTTACCAGCTACCGTGTTTATATTACTTGCGTTAGATACAGCAGCATTAATGTTACTTGCATTAGATACTGCACTATTTATATTGCTTGAGTTGTTTGCTACAGAAGTTACGTTAGATGAGATACCAGCTACTGTTGTTATATTTGCTGAAATGTCAGCTAGTGTATCCATATCAGATACAATTGCTGAAGTAGCCAACGTATTCATATCAGCTACAACATCTGTCGTACCAAGTATTGCTAAGTCTGCAACAGCATCCGCTGTACCTAATCTGCCTATCTCTGTTGCCTTACCAGCTACAGTACCTATATCAGTTGCATCCGCTGCAACAGCATTAATGTTTGTAGTATTACCAGCTACAGTTGTAACATTAGATGATATGCCAGCCACAGTTGTAACGTTTCCAGATACACCAGCTACCGTGTTTATGTTGCTTGCATTGCTAACAACTGAATTGATATTAGATGTGTTTGCTCCAGCAGCAGCAATGTTGGTTGCGTTTGTAGCTACAGTTGTAACCTCTGTTGCTTTTGGTACTAATCTATGAAAAGTATAAGTATTAAGTGTACTGGTTGTTTCTACAAGTAAACCGTATCCAGCACTGTAAGTTGTACTGTTTGCTGTTCCTGTAATAGTTACAGTAGAATTTCCAACAGTTCCGTTAGAAATAGTTATAACACCACTACCACTAGATGTATGGTTAGAAGCTAAAGTAGATATACTAACAATAGTTCCTGTACCGTTTTCAGCATCAGGGTTAGCATTTGGAAAACTTGTTTCGTTTGCTATTGGTACAAAACCACCAACATCATCTACAAGATCAATAATCCTGTCGTTGATAGCTGCGGTTGTAGCAATAGTTGTATCGTTATCTGGAAATGTATCGCCATCTTTTATTGTATCGCCTGTACTTACATTAAAATATCTAGCGTCAGATTCTGTTTCTGTATAGTATCTACCGTCTAATGCACCTGTTGCTATTTCACTAGAAGTTAACTTGTCAGACTGTAGTAGTGTTTTTATTTCACTTGCTGTCTGGTCGGCTGTAGCAGATGCTTCAATACCAGCTAATTTACTTTGTTCAGCATCAGAAAACTCATTAGTATCTGAGTTTGATTCATATAAAGTTTTTATCTCACTAGCAGTTTGATCTGCTGTAGCAGCAGCTTCTATACCGTCTAGTTTGCTGTGATCTGCGTCAGTAAAGACATTACTGTTAGATGCAGCTTCTACTGCTGTTCTTATTTCAGCATTAGTAGGATTTACTTCAGCACCAGTTTCTATCCCATCTAGCTTGTCGTGGTGAGTTGTAGACATCACACCAGCAGCAGAGCTAGTTGCTTCTCCTATTGTTGCATTAGTTCCATCACTACTATTGATAACGACTGATGCAGTAGCTGTAGTAGTACTAAGGTTTGTTGTTACGTTTGTGACCTTTGCATTGTTAGCTGTTATGTCAGAAACAATAGAGTTTGCAAGCTTATCTGTAGTAACCGCATCATCAGCTAATTTTGCTGTTGTTATCTGACCATCTGTTATGTTAGCAATACCTGCTGCTGCTGATGTAATCCTACCTTGTGCATCTACTGTGATGTTTGCACTATTGTATGTACCAGCAGTTACAGAAGTGTTTGCCAGTTTAGCAGCAGTAACTGCATCATTAGCTATATGTTCTGTATCTATACTGCCATCTGAATAATGTTCAGAATTAATAGCATTGTCAGCTATCTTTGCACTAACTATTGCGTCAGCAGCAATTTTAGAAGTAGTAACTGCATCTTGTGCAATTGTTAAAGCTTCACTTCCAGTGACATCACCTGTATGAGTTACATTACTAATTGTATTATTTAATTTTGTATGATCTGCATCTGTAAAAACATTGCTATCACTAGCACTTTCTACTAAAGTTCTTATTTCTGCTGCTGTTTGGTCTGCGGTGGCATTGCTTTCAATTCCATCTAATTTAGTACCGTCTGCACTTACGTCTCTACCATCAACCGTTGCAGATACACTAAGATCACCAGAACCGTCAAATACTAAAGTTTTGTTTGCACGAGTAGCTGCATTTTCTGTTATTTCTAAACCACCAACAGTTTGTGTTAACGGAAATCTAATAGTTTTATCTAATATGCTTTGTTGTTGTTGATCTAAAATTACCGCTTTATCTAATACATCATTTATAACTTCTGGAAAAAATCCACCTTGGTTTGTTATTTCTGTTAGTTGTAATGGACTAACCTTAGATGTAATAACAATGTTATATCCACTAGCTAAATTTTGTGCACTACCACTAGAAACTAAAGTTACAGTACCACCGGGGTTTGCATTTTGATCATCGTTAAGAGTAACAGTATAATTTGTAGTTATTGTTAATACTGTTTCTGCACCATTACTAGTTTGTATCTGTATAACTTTTACATCGCCAACTTCATATACTTTAAAAGCAAAAGCAAAATTATTACCACTAGTAAACGCAGTAGTCTGGCGAGTTGTAGTATTTATTGCCATGAAATAAAAACTGTTTTACCTATTTATTAAGGTTACAACTGATTCTTTGTATTACGGTCACACCTTATTCCCTACTTCTGCGACTAGCTTTACCTGTAATCAATGCTCTAATATGATCTGGTAGATTTTGTGGATCAACAACACCTCTTTCTATATCTATTTGTACTCCCACTGGTCTGCCTAATATAGTAAATGGTATACCAGTACTTAAAGACATTAAAGTTAAAATATCTCGTACATTTTTACCTGTAATTTCTTTATCAGGATCAGCAGCATTTATAAGAAATCTAGCAGTACCTACACCTGCTGCTTCTAAAGTTGAAATAGATGGACTTGTAGTTATACGATCATCATAAGGTAAATCATTAAATGAATTAAATGGCACAATAGCTATGTTTCCAAAAGGCACAAGTGCAGCAGCAGATCTAAATTGCGAACCAAAAAACCAACTTGCAACATCATCTATATAACCGTCTTCATCTTCATCATCTAAGTCACCACCTGTTGCCCTAACAATTAGATCTGCAACAAAAGCTGGCATACCAAAACCTAACAAATAAGTCATAAACAATTGTCCTTTCGTTCCTTGCCATCCAAGATCGTTAAATAATTTTTTATATTGTGTAGCATTTAAATTTGCAATCATATTAAAGTAACCACCAAATTGCACCATAGTTTTATAAAAAGGTGAACCAACTTGAAATGCTGCTAAATCTTCTGCTTGTAAACTATCTTGTGTTAAACGTACATTTGCATCTGCTTGTTGTATAGCTTCTTTTTGTACTTCTGTTTCAGACATTGTCTTTGGACTTTCTGTTAATACTTTGTTGTAAGAAGCAGCCCATACAACAGTATCAACCTGATTTTGAAATGCTTGTTGTATAAAATATCCATGTCTTTCTGCCCATTTTTGTATTTTCTTAAACTGATTTGGATTTAGTAATAATTGATTTAATGTATCTTGCACATCAAATATTTGGTTAAATTGACGTTCTTTCATATATGGTGATAGTTCAGCTATTTCTTCTTGTTGTTTCATAGGATTTTGTAAATATGTGCCTAATGCTCCTTTTAAATATTTAGGTTCTACTTTTATCATTGCAGGGAAATATCCTGTCAACTGCTGCAATGCGTTTCTTATATTTGCAAACATTATACCAATACCTGTTCTAGCTCTAACAGCTAACCAAAATTTATTAAAGCCTTTAAATCTACCGGGAACCATTGTTATCTGTCGAGCAGAACGATTAAGCCAAGGCATTAATGCATCGTCCATAATTGTTGGATCTAATTCTGATAGCCTATTTGCAAATCTTTTATTTTTTAAAATTTTAAATACATCTTCTATTGCAGGTTGTACAAATGCAAAACGCAAAGCGTCATCTATATGTTTAGTCATTAACCGCAAATCTAAAGATAGTGGCTTATTGTACTCCACACGTTCTTTTGTAAAACCATTACCAGTAGAGGGTAATGATTGTCTAAATTCACTTCTTAAGTCTTCTAATTTTGCCTTAACTTCTGTTTCGCCAACCATAAAAGGATCTGTTTTTGCAGGTACATATCCACCTCTAAATGAACCAAATCTATTAACTATAGGTGTAGCTTCTACTTCTTTAAAATAATATCCATATACATCGCTATGTGCTCTCTGTATGAGTGGTTTCATTTGCTCGTTAAGATCCCATACTTCTTGTAAAAACACATAATCTTCATTAGTTAAAATTCCTTCGTTTATCATACGATCTACAAAAGTATTCCATTTAGTTGTATTTAATGAGCCATCTTCATTAATATCTGCCCAACCTCTACCTAATAATAATTTGCGTAAATTACTAGTATTTCCAGTATGCAACATAGCTCCAAGCAATTCAGCTTTACCATACCCACCGTTAGCACTGCCAAATGTATAATCAAATTCTCCAGACATAATTTTAGTTTGAGGTATATCTAGTTTGCCTATCATTTCTGAATATTTTTTTGTGTAATTAGCTCTTTCTATTCTGTATTGATTAAGTGCATCTTTTACTGGTCTCCAAATATATCTGGTAAATGCACCTGCTTGTACCTCGTCACGTTTTAATACAACACTACCTATTAATCCTTCTCCAGTTTTAGTTGCACCGTCCATACCATCTGCCCAATGTTCAATGCGTCTAACCATTGCTTTACCTTGTTGCATTGTTCTTAAAAATCTAATTTTGGTATCTGGTGCTTCTGCTACTCCTACAGGAGTTGGTGTTTCCATTCTTGACATGACACTAAGTAATTCATCTACTACCGCATCTACTTTTACTTTTTTGCCATCTATAATAACTTGCTTATCTCTTTTTGATTGATACCACAATGTTTGAATCATTTCGTAAAGAGTATCAAATTCTTCTCCTGTTAAGTCTTTTATGTCTTGAATATCTTTATTTGTAAGGTCTTCTATTAATGGATTTAACTGCTCAAACATATCAGGATTATAAGCTTTTAATTTTTCTGTATATGCTGAAGGTTTATCTACAACAGGGCCAAGTCCATAAGCAGCCAATATAGCTTTAGCTGCACTAGTTAAATCTGTATTCCTATCTAAATCTGCTATTTTTTTGTCTGGTTGAAATACCTTTTTAAATAGCTTTTGTGCATCATCAAATGTTTTATGAATTTCTAATGCTTCTTTAGCTAACTGGTTATTTAATAATTGTGATTTTTTAGCTTTAATGGCAGCAGCAGTGTCAGCTTTTTTCATTGCTGCTTCAACAGCTTTTGCTGCTTTTATTTCATTGCGACTAAATTGTGATGGTCTTATATCTCTTAATTTCTTTTTAGCTAATAATTCTTTTGCAACTTGTCTAGCAGCAGCGACTTGATATCTAACTGGCTGCATAGATTTAGATATAAACCGTAATTCAACAGATATAAATCTTGCTCTAGCTTCATTATGTATTGCTTCTTGTACTTGTAATTCTTGTCTTCTTGGATCACTTAAATCACTGTATTCATTAAGCATACGTTGATCTGTACGTTCCCTAACTACTTCTTTCATTGGCTGCATACTTACTAACGCATTAATCATTTCTATTGAATCAGTAAATCCAAACATATCAGCAATCATTTGTATAGGCATCCCTTCTTTCCCAACCATGCGTTGCCTACGCAATTGTTGTATTTCAGACTTCATGTCATAAAAAGGTATTAAATCTTGTAATGAATCAATTGCTATTTTGTAACCTGATCCAGCTACAACTCTTTCTCCTTGTTTATTTGTAAATTCACCACGTTTTAAAAATGCTTGCAATTGATATAATTTTTCTTTTTCAATTTTATTTGTTTCTTCTTGCATAACTTTTTTTCTAGTTTTTGATTCATTTCTTTGTAAATTTTTAATGTATTTATCTTTGGCATTTTCTAACCATTTTACTTGTCGCACACTAGCTTGAGTTAATTGTTCCATTGATTTATCTTCTGCTTCTTGCATTGCTTTTGTATAGTTATTCCATGTTGCGTCATCCATACCACTTTCTTCTTGTGTTTGGAACATAGCCTTCATTCCGTATATTTGTTCGGCTTGTGATATTTGTTCTTCACTAGCTATCATGCGATCCATAACACTTCTTATTTCGTCAGTTAGAATTGGCAAATCTGTACCGTTTTCTTTTCTATATATCACATTTAATTCATCTCTAATTGATCTGTATATTCTGCGTAAAAATCTACTAAATCTAGTAAATATTTCTTGTAATTTTATGTTGGGAGCTTTTCCTTCAAATAAATAAATTTCATAATTATAAGCAAAACTTTCATGAAATTTTCTTTTTTCTTGTATAGATAATTGACTCCAAGATTCGACATCTGCAACATTAAAAAATTTTAAAAGAGTTTGAAAATCATCTGTTTGCTGTTGTGATGCTTGATCAGACATTGCTATGTCTTCCATAACAGTTAACATATAATGTGCTGTCTCATGTAAAAACGTAGAAAAATCAGATTCTTTTGTTAATACTGTAGTTAAAGTTTTTGGATCAAAACCACCTCTTATACCGTCAGGATTTGCTTGCTGTAAAAATTCTCCTACTTTTACTTGAATAGACCCTCTAGGCTTTCCAACTGAGAGTCTGAAATCTCTTCGTCCGTTTGGGAATTCATCATCGAGACTAAGTCGAGAAGGTTCGACTCTGATTGCAACTGCGGTATCACCGTAGCCAGTATCTGTGATAGCTCTGGTGGTAACGTAGACATCAGGTTCGCCAGCACTTCTAAGTTGACCTGTGGCTCTGATTTGTTCTGCTGCTTTTCTGCTGGTGTGGTGATAGACGGTAACTGTTCCGTCTGCATTAAGGGGGAGTTCTGTGGCTTCGTCAATTCTTCCTTGTTGTTGGAAAGTTCTTCCAACATCTGTGTTATCTGCTCGTCCTGTACCATCTCGTTGTGTTGTTGCTGCAAGCTCATCGGATTGTAACTGTAACTCATTATCAACCTCCTGTAATTTAGTTTGTATAAGGTCATTTGCTATACCTAGTTTAGCAGCAAACCCAACCGCAGCATTAGCATAATCTGGTGCTTCATTATCGGCATAACCTGTTTCTACTGCTGTCTCTTTTAATTTTGCTGAGTCATATAATTTTTTTTCTGGATACCATACAAGTGCTTGCAAATCTGCCATTGTTAATTCTGGCTCTGTTTGTTGCATTGTTTCCAATACTTGTGTAAATACTTTTACAATATTTCTTCTTTCTGGAGCACCACTAGGAGCTTCTTTTTGTCCATCATTATCTTTAGCTAATAAATTACCTCTTTTACGCAATAAATCACCAAGACTTAATGTCTTATCACCTTTTCTAGGTTGACCCATTATGTCTAAAAATATTTGCTCATGCTTAGAATCCTCTGCAAATGTTGCAATTTTTGCCATAGCAACACGATTAGCAGGTGCAGTAGATGCGTTCTTAATTGCTAAAGCTACGTTATCAATATCACCTAATGAAAGTTTTCTTTTTATTATTGCTTCAAATGCTTTCTTTTGTTCTTTAGTTAATGACCTAATAATTTGTTGTATATGATTTCGTTTTATTCTTGCTTGTTTTGTTTTGTCCGTAACTAAAGTAGCTGTTACACGACCCCATGTACGCATTAACCATCTATCCATAGTTAACTGCTCATAATTACCATATAAATTTGCAAAAAACCCATTACCAATTTTTGGCCCTGCTATTGCAGCACCATAAACTTGTTCATCTAATCCATAACCACCACCTACTTTTATTTGTTTTCCATTTTTATTTTTTCCAACATATTGTTGTACTTCTCTTACCGTATGCATTGTTCTCATAAATTCTTCTAATTCTGCAAAAGGTTTTTCATCTAATAATTTATTCATGTTTTTAAAAGCTATTTCCATAGCTTCTCTAGCTTCACCGCCTTGTTCAAACACTTCTGGTAATGCATTGTTTTCTTTATAAAAAGCATATACTTGTTCTGCTAGTTCAAAGTTTTTATCAACTTTTATACCGTTAGATGTAACTGCTAATGCCCATTTAAAAATAAAATTAGATTTAACATCAGTCGCAATCTCAGGGTGAATTATTGATAACACACCTAATGCTTTATTTACTTTTTCGTTGTACCAACCAACTGCATTTGCATTTTCTTGTAAAGCAAAACGTGCGTCATCTAATAAAGTTTGTACAAGGTATTTTTCTACTTCTACAGTAAATTGAGAAACATCTACTTTAGCTTTTTTAGCTTCTTCTTTTATACGGTTTTGTATTTCTAATTTAAAATCTCGGTTGGTTGCAAAAGGTTTACTAGCTGCAAAGTCAAAATTTTCTACAATTCGTGCTATTTGAAATACAGCCTGTGGTATTGGTTTACCTTTTTTTTGTTTACCTCTCTGTGCCAATATTTCTTGTACTTGTTGTTTATATATATTTGCTATCTCTGTATTCCATGTGCCGCTATTCATTGTTGATTTAACTGCTTTAGGATCAAATACAACTATTTCTTTTACATCTCTCATTTCACCGGGCATTATTGCACCGTCATGTCCTTTTGCAATAAGGTTATCTCTAAATTGATCTGCCGTTACTTGTCCTGATCTAACTAATTCTTTATCATCTAAAGTTGCTTCGTATGGATTTTCTAAACGTACATACAAAGGCATAATAATTGGATCTGTAGGCCCGGCAGGTAAACGACCATCTTTAATTCTTAGTTTTTTTAATTTTGTATATTCTTGAGCTAAAAGAATATTATCAGTTACATAAACTCCAGTACCTAACCAGCCACTATCTAATCTTTTTGGATGATCTAATTTAAATTCACTAATGCTGTCTGTAGTACCGTGGTAAACAACCTGTGGTGTGCCATCAGGATTTTTTAATACAGATTTGCCAAAAAACTTTTTAAACTCAGGTGTGTCTAATTTGACTGACCCATCTTGGTTAAATAATTGTTGTTCTGGCGATATATTAAATTTTTCATCAGTAGTTATGTTGTAAAAATATTTACTAAAAAATTCACTAGGTTTTATTTTTAATTGGTTTGCTTGGGTAACTACAAAATCCCTAACAAATGTAGATAAAAATTTTGTTTGATTTGGTGTATAAACACCAGTTTCTTTTAATTGATTACTTATGTTTTCACGAATTGTATTAGCATCTTTTCTTATTTCGTCTGTTTGTTCTTTTTGTTGGTTTAATATTTGTTCTGCTTCTTTTTGCAAAGTTTCCCTTTCATTTGCAAATTGACCTGCTTCTGCTGCACTCATGCTGTCTTGAGTAACACGCATATGCGGTTGCAATGCAGTGCCTAATTGTGTACCAGCAATTTTTGCAGCATATGTTCCTGTTGGTATTGCTACATCACCTTGTCCACCTGTACCATTTATTTCTTTTAAATCATTTGCTATTTCTGGAGAAAACATTTCTAGTTGCTCCATTGTGATGCCATTATCTCTTAGCTGTTGATTAAAAATTTCTGCATCTACAAAAATGTTTGGTACTTCTTTATCATTTGCAACGTCCTGTATATACGATTGAAATAATGTTGGATTTCTTTGTTTTGTTTTACTTGTAGTAGATGCATTAGTTAAAGAATCAATAAATGCAGAATCTTTTGTTGCTTTTTTTGCTTTAGTTACATTAGTGACAAAGGTAGGGCTTGCACTTATACCAGCAAGAGGAAGCATACCAGTAGCAACCATTTCAAACACAGCAGCAAGTCTTTGTGATATTTCTGCTCTTCCTTCTTTTGTGTCTAACTTACTTTCAAACTCACCTGTGTCAAAATACTTAGCAAAATCTTCACCTGCAATATTTACTAATTCTTGAAGTTGTTCAGTACCTACTTCTGTTGCCCAATTACGAAAAGCTACAGTTCCTGTTTTGCGTAATACCTGTACCATCGTAGGTTTAATTAAAGACTTGTTAACTTCTTGCATTGTCTCTCTTATTAATAAACTTTTAATTGGTGCTGCAACTGTACTTAAACCAACAAATTCTAATCCACCATTTACAAGACCAACTGCAACACCAACATTTCTAGCTACATCATGAGAAATACCCATATCTATTAGGGCATTATATTGATGACCTGCTTCTATCATTGTTGATTCTTTAGCAGAACCAGTTGTCATACCCCATACAAATCCAGTAATAATGCCACCTTTTACAGTAATAGGTGCAAATGGGCCACCCATTAATCCTAAAGTTCCACCTGTTGATGCACCTGCAAGTCCAAATTTTACTGACTCTTGCATAGTCTTAGACCATTGACCACCTATAGTAAAAGTGTTTTCCCATAGTCCAGATCCATCGCCTTCTAATTCTTCTAGCCTTACACCTATTTCTTGTATGCGTTTATCTATTATTTCATTAGATAAACCTTGCTCAACATTAAGTGCTTTTTGAAAACCTAGTTTGCCTTGTTCAGCTTGCAACCTACCTTTTTCAAAACCTTGTGCTGCATTCTCAGGAAAATTTTGTATACCAGTAAAAGCACCTTCTAATAAACCTAATTGTTCTACATTATCTTGTGCTATTGCTGCAAAATTAGGATCAGTTAAATGACGCATCAATATTGGATTTGTATTAGCTAAATCCAACGAATATATGTTTTGTTCTTTATTTCTTTTTTTTAATATATCTAAAGTTTGTTGACTTTCTAAAGCAACTCCAGATGGTAAATCTAAACGCTCTGCTAATTTTTGTGCTTCACCTGTTTTGTCTGGATCTAACGAAGAAACTGTGTATAATATTTGTTTTAATTTTTTTTCTCTTTCTTTATTTTCTTGTTCATATAATTGCTCTAATGGATTAGTAGCTTCATAATTTTGACTTGGTGCAAAGTTATAAAGATTATCTAGTCTATTTTCAGACATTGTTATTCACTCCTTGAAGTCGAAAATAATTCACCTACGTTTGCAGGTTTACCTACTCTTACCCAATCTTTAGCTATATTTTTTTGAGTTACTGGTTGCCCATATTTGCGTAAATTTTTAGTAATTTCTCTTATAACTTCTGGATCAATTGTACTTGTAAATACTCTTACATTTTCATCGTTATAAGGTACGTCAACAAAAACATCTTCTAATCTATCGTAATCAACTAAATTGTATACCACATTTTTATCGTCACGGAACCTATTATCAACAGTAACTAAATCTTTTAACAAGATCATATTCAGAGCATCTTGTTTTTCACCCATTGTTAATTTTGTATTATTATTGGATATTTGTCGTGCGTTTATTTCTTTTAACCACGCATCATATATAGCAATATATTGTGGTTTTTTTCTTTTTTGTTTATATAAATTGCCCATTTCATGTCTTTCTAAAGTAGCTTTTAACATATTTACATTGCCTGTAGCTTCTACATATTTGTTTTCTGATTGCAATTCTTTTGCATAATTTTTTAAATTCATATACATTGATCGATTTAACATATCACTGTATGAATTAAGATTATCTCTAACTAAGGCAGGGTTATTAATTAATTCAACAACTGTATCTACATCCGCTTTTGCTGGCTGTCCTTTTTTCAATATTTTTTGGTCTTTTTCAGTATACATTTCAATATCAATACCATTGGCTTCAAGATCTCCTAGTTCTCCTGTAAATACTATTTCTTTGGAATTGTTAAGTGACTCATTATAAATTCCTGTCCGTTCATTTTCTAATTTGTTGTACTTAGTTTTTAAATCCTTTGTTGCATCTGCAAGTTGTTCTGAATCTGTAATTGTATCTTTTAACTCTTCTTTTAACTCTTTTATAGGACGTAAACCTGTAACAAAATCTATATTATCTGTAGTTGCTATATCATAATTTATACCTTTTTTTATAACTCCTAAATCGTTAGCAATTTGATCTTTAAATATTTTTTGTTTTTGTAATTTTTCTTCTTTAAATTTTACCGCTGCATCTCTTCCCACTCTTGTTTTTGTACCTGTCATAGCTTCTAAATTTTCTGTAGCTACACCGGGATTAACTTGTACTTGGTTTATTGGGTTATTTTTAAACTCTTTTATAGCCTTACTAAATGCTTTACCTCCAGAACTTGTATTAGGAAAATCACTTCTTTTAGGTTCATTAGGAAATGTAATTTTTGTTTTGCCATAAAATCCAGAGAATTTTTTTTCAGTTGCTTCAATAATTAAATCATTGTATTTATCTACTATTGCTGCATTTATTATTTTTTGATTTTCTGGATTTTTTTTAAATTCTTCTTCAAATTTTTTCTTAGCTGTATTAAGAGCTTTACCTGTAAGACCACTTTTAAACTCAGGAAGTTCGTATTCTCGTTGTGCTTTTAAATATAAAGAATCAGCTTTAGCAACACCTATATGTTCTACAGCAAACAAATGTGTTGGTTGGTGTTCTTTAATTAAAGTTTTATTTGAATTAAGTTTATAAAATATAGATTGATTTCTTATTTGTTCTAATGTATTAATATTTTCATCTTTAGTAGAACCTGCAACATTTACTTCGTTACTATGCAAACCGTTTCTAACAGAACCGCCTAAACCATCATCAACAAAATGATTGCTTTTTAAACATGACATTTTGCTTGCTTGACTTAAATACTGACCATCGTTTTGATTACTGTTATTATTTAATATACCGTTAACAGTACAAGCTACGTTGTGTTCTTCGTGTTTTTTGTCTATATATTCTGTGTTATTGGTAGGAATAGTTTTATCAGGATTAAATGTATTTTCATATTGTTTAGCTAATTCAAAATCGCCTTGTGCTGTTAATCTTTTTACAACTTCTTTTGCAACTTCAGTTTTATATTCCATTATATCTTTTAAATATACTGAACTTAATGGGCCATTTTCTATATTAGTATTTTGTCCATTTAAAATTGCTTTATTTTTTATAAGAACTAGCCCAGATTCAAGAAATTTTTCATAATCACCATCAGGTTGATTCCATGTTTCGTAACTATTTTTTGCACCTTCTTTATGTAATTCAATTTTTGCAGTGTTTTCAGCTACTAAAGCTGCTTGTTTTTCTTTAATAGAATGTTTAGTTGTTTTACTAATATGTATTCTTTTATATGCAGAAAATTTACTATTAAAAATATCTCGTGCATTTTTTGTAGTTAACTTACTACGTTCTTCATTAGCAAATTCATCTAAATCTAAACTAACCTGATCTGGCATTCTAACAGTTTTATTTGTTTCAAGATCTACTCTTACTGGAGCTACAGCAGCCGAACCTTTTAATGATAAATATTCATCTACTTTTTTTTGTGCTTTATCTTGATATCTACCAACTGCTTCACCTGCATCTAACTCATCTTGATCATCTTGCAATTTTGCTGCTATTTGTGCAAATTGCATTTGTGCTTTACTTAAATTATTTATACCTTGAACAGTGCCTGTATCTTGTACTGGTTGGATATTAGTAGGAGAAAATAATGGTGCTTGACCAACATCTAAATTTACCGAAGGTGTTTGCTGAATAGGTACTGTTGCCATAATTAATTAATCTTCAACGCTATCAAAAAGGCCATAGCCTTTGTTTGTTGCAAAGTCACCAACACCTGTCATTAAAGTGCTGGTTATATTTAACAAAGGACTAACTGCTGATGCAGTAGCAAACATATTATTTGCAGATACACCTAACATATCTCCTTTAATATCAGCTTGCACTCCTCTTGTTCTCATCTGGTTTACAGCCCTTACTTTATTACTATTCATTGTTAACTTATCTATTTCTTGCATAATTTTTTGTGTTGCAAAAACATTTGCTGTACTACCCACTCCTAATTGTCCTCCCCTTGCTGCAAATGTTGCTCTAGCACTACCTGTTTTTAAACCAGCGTCCATTGTTTTTGTCATGTATTGCCTGTCATATGCTCTTGCTATTTGTTGTGCCTGTAACTCCAACATATCAGCATTAATTTCTGCCATGTCTTGCTGATGCTCAAGGTTTAACCCTGCACTTCTAGCTTCGTATTTTGCTTTATCTGCTGCTGCTATGCTGCCAATAATACCGCCTACAGTACCGCCTATAGACATTATCCCGCCTACAGTATCCCAACTATTCCAGTTTATTGCCATAAGTACAACACCTTCTTATTTTTATACTATACAAACAGTTTATCTGTTTACGGTCACACTATCCACCTACACTTACTTCTAGTGTTATACCTACAACTGTTAGTGGTAATGGATCAGTTTGCCTTATAAATATTTGACCATAGTCTTGCCATGATGGGGTAAGCATAATTTTTATATCTTCTGTTTTTAAATTTGGTGGTGATCCAAATGGTTCTGTAGTACGTTGTTTTGCTTCTGTTAATTTATCTGCATTAGGGCCAGCAAATATACCAGAACTCTCAAACACACGAAGCCATCCATGATTAATATTTTTTACTCTACCTTGACCACCTGCTTCTGTTTGCAACATTAATGGCAATGTTTGCAAATCACATACATAGGGTAAACCTATATGAACAACACTAGCTGCACGGTTTAAAACAATACCGCCATTAGAATCTACTACTTTAGTTGGATGTACAGCACCGTCAGCTAATATGTTTACTGTTTTGCCAATTAAATGATCTAACCCTAATAATGTTCTTTCTGCAATTTCATAAGACGTTATAGCTGTATTTTGTAAACTACTTGGCAAATCTCTATCCAATTTAACAGTTGCAGTATGATTATCTGCAATTGCTGTAATGTCGCATCTATAAGTTTCAGTGCCATCAACTATTATTATTGCATCATTTAAATCTGTAGTAAGACCATTACCGCTAAATTTAAATACAGGTATAGAAGATGGAAATTCTAAAGTAACAGAACTACCTTTTGTATAATTGCCACTGCTAGTTATAGTTACAGTTCGTGCTGTATTAGTATTTGTGCCGTTATATGTTAAGCCAGAATCTACAAAAAAACTATCACGTTGAGTTGTATAATTTCTTGTACCCATACGTTCTATATATCTTTTTGTAGCACCTCCAATAGTTCTTTTTACAACGCAATAAGCTGCGTCTACACTTCCTTCAGCTACTGTCGTAACGCTTTCAAATGTACCGTCTGTATCATGCTGATGCCATGCTCCAACTTGTTGCTCTGGTACATATGTCAAACCTAATAACTTTCCATTGCTACTAATCATCCATACAATTGGAATTGGTGCTTTTGCTAACGTCATATCTGTAATATCTAAACCGTCAAACAAATGTGATGCCCTTATAGATAAATCACCAGTAATAAAACCATTAGATTGCCAGTTATATCCTAGTTCTCTAGCATGACCACCACGACTTGCTATATATACCATGCTGTTATTAACAACTACAGGTTGTGAATCATTAGCACCAATATATGATTGTGGCTTTACTGCTATAGATGTAGGAGTTATTGCATCACTATTTACAGAAGTAACTCTCCATTCCGCTGCTTCTGTCATAAATAATAACTGCGTTAACGGTACAATATGTTTTATTCTGTTTGCTTCACGAGCAGCAACTTTAAATTTTATACGGTCATCATCTCTTATTGGTAATTTAAATGACATATCACTTTCAGTACCAGATCTAGTCATAAATATAGTTTGTGGTTCATTATTAGTACCAGCAAAAACTCTGCGTTGTTCAAAATAAGAAACAGCAGAAGGAAAATTGTTAGAACCAGAAAATGTAGTTTCGTACCTTGGTGGAGTTACTGAAAAATCTTGTGCAATATTATTATCTACAATACTGTATGTACTTGGATTGCTTGATGAATCGTGATCTTTTTCACCAATAAAACCAAAAAGACCACCTTGTTCTTTATAAACTCTGTATCTTAATGCACCTGTTACTCTGTTCCATGTAATAGTATTTTTAGCTCCAGTAACAAAAATATTGTTAGATACAGTTGATTCACTTGATTGTTCACTTTCTTGTATCCCATCACTTGCTACTGCTGTAACAACATATGTATGGTCTTCATTTGTATCATTATTAACGCTTGCAGAAGAAGGTACATATGCAACAACAGAAGCTATAGTTGGAGCGGAAATTGTTGCTGCAAAATTTATATCAATAAATTGCCAATTAGTAGCACCATATCTTCTTAGTTCTGCTGGTTCATGATTTGGATGTACTAACGTCATTACGTCAGAAGATTGTACAAATTTTATAGCAAATAATTCTGCTTCTAAATATGGTGACGGTATTTCATATGTCATATCAGAAGGCAATGCATACCAATTTGTAGAGTTTGGTGGTGTGCTGTTTGAATGTGCTGTTTTTGCGTAATAATTTACGTTGTTATGTTTTGCTATATCGCCAATAGAATAATTAGTACTGTTGCTCCATGCTGACCCATCTGCATATTGTAAAGTTGCACCTAACGTATGAAATCTAAAATATTCATTACCCATTTCTATAACCATTGTTTGCGACACGTTAAATCTAAAAGGTATTAATCTAGTTTGTTTTGTAGAATCTTTTACTTCTTTTACAAAAAATAATCCCGGTCTGTTTTCTGCTGGCCCTTGTGGTTGTGCAATAAAATTACGCATGGTAGCTGCACCTTGTTGATATTTACTGTCATCAATACGACCTGCCATTTCTGGTGATATTTCACCACTAGAAAATGATTTAAGAAAAGTTCTTGTATTTGGCATTAATTACCTCCCAGATGTCCAAGGTACAATATGTTCTACCGTTATATCTCTATGTGAATTGTCTTGTTGTTTTGCACTTGCCAAATAATTACGCATCATCTCGGTACATTTTTTTGCTTGTGCCATACCTTGATCACCTTTTATCATTGGCCCTGCCAACATAGACGCTAAATGCCAAGACAAAGTAACAATAAATAATGGGGAAAATTGTGTTGAATCAGTTATTAATGATTGATATCGCAACATTGCATTTTCTTGATTGCTATAAATATAAGTTCCTTCTACTGCAAATTGTTGTGGTGTATATTGCCCTGCCACTATTGTTGGAGAATAATTAGATGTAATACCACCGGGTGTATCGCCAGATGACATTCTTGTAGCGTAATCGTTTTGTGCTGTTGGAGATATTATTGCAACAGGTGTCATCATGTCAGCAGGTGCAACATATGCATAATCCCATTGGGTAAGAGTATTTGTTGTAGTTGCTAAACTTGCACGTTTTGCAGCAAAATTCCAAGTGTGTGATTCTAGCAAAGTGTTTCTTGCTATAGGATAAAATCTTGCAGCGTGTTCCGCTTGTGCAGATCCTTCTGGTGGTTTTATCGAAGCAATAGTTGCATCATCACCTAAATATGCCAAGGCAAGGTTGCAAATATCTATTTCAGTTGCCATTACATCTCCTAAAAAAATAGGAGGTCAGTAGTATTACCACTAGCCCCCTTGTAAATAAATAAGAAGACTTAACCTATTTATTAGCTGCTTCAAGTTGTGAAATTAAAGTATCTTTTGTTTGTCTTCTATCGAGTTCAATACCGATAGTACGACCATAAACTTCAAGTTCTGCTTTAGTCATCAATTCTAAATTAGTTGCCTTTACTTCAGCTTTAACAGGTGTAGTAGACGCTACAGGTGTCTGAGGTTCAGACCCACTAACTAATTCAAGATGCTTGCAAAATTCTCCGTTATACTCAAATTCTTCGTCAGGTTCTCGTAATGATTGACCAACGAAACACTTAATTTTAGCTTTGTAAATAGGCATAAGTCATTCTTAATTTTAAGCTACGGTAAAGCCAGAAGCATAGTACTTTCTACCGTCACCGATTGTTTCTACTATATCAGCAGTAACTTTACCAGCGTTAAAAGTACCAGCAATTGTGTATCTAGCACCAAGGTATCTTTGACCTTTGCCAGCAATATCTGGGTTTAAACGTACTACTACGTTCTTACCAAGAGTAAGTGCTGCTGTAAGAACAGCATCGCTGCTGCCAATAACAGTAGGACTAGACAAGTTAGCGTTTGCACTAGTAATAACTTCAAACTTTACGCTTGTACCGTTTGCTAATGCAGTAGTAACGGCAAAGTTCATGTATAAAGCAGTACCTTCACCTATGTCTCTAGCAACACTTAAATCAACAGTGTTTGTAGAAACAGCAGTTGTAGTTAATGCTTGATCTTCGCTCACTCTGAGCAGTGAATCTGTAATCATTGTAAATCTCCTTTAATAATAAATGTGTTAACTTACCGCAGCTTCGGTATTAATTAGAGCATCTACTCTTCTTAAAGGAACACCTAAGAATGATAAGTAGCTTTGTGCTGATCCAAATTGTGTTAGACCTTCTTGGATTGCTAATACAGACTGTGATTTGTCCATTGCAGCAATAGATAAACCTGAGTGAACAGTTCTATTCATATAGAATGCCGCTCTTCCCATCGCCATGTTAGGAATTCTGTACAATGCTCTAGCCATAAGTTTTACAAGAGCAGTAGAAGCAGAAGAAGCCTGTGTGCCAGTACTTCCTAGAAGATCAGAAATGTCAACATTACAAATACGAACAACGTATCTCCAATCTTTAACAACTAAACCGTTTTTCCATTGGTAACGAGTAGCAAATGCTTGTAGCCTTGTACCGTCACTGTTGTAAACAGTCTGTTCGCCTAGGTCTTCGTGTGTCAAACCTGCTTTAGATCCTTTAGGAAAAGGACAATAAACAGTATTATCACCCCAAACTACTAGATATACAGAAGCATTATCAGAACCTGATCCACCTGCACTAAGAATGTTAACTGCGTTATCCGCTGAAAGATCACCGTATCTTGGTGCTAGACCTAGAAATTTTTTAGGATCTGTTCCGGGATTGCCGTAAAACATTGTTTCTGCCTGAGTCTGGTTCATTGCTTCCAAGAACGCAGTGTCTTCAGATAGACGGAATTGTGCAGTGTTACCATTTAACATTGCCAAGTCTTTATCAACTTCAGATCTTGCTTCTAGAATTCCACAAGCTTCATCAATCTGGGCTGTTGTTGACTTAGTTGATGGGATACCTTGGTTTAATGCTCTCCAGTAAACTCCGGGTAGTCCTGTTCTAATAACTACACGTTCTCCAGTAGGTAAGTTACCTTCTTTAAAAACGCAGTCATCTAGTATTTCGTTTGACTGTGATAACAGTTCTGCAACGATTGGAACTCTACCGTCTGGGTCAGATCTTTTTGCCCAATCCGCTAGTGTTAAATTTGAATTTGAGAGAGTAGCCATTAATTAACTCCTTATTTAGATTGCTGATTAGAATATAGTGCGTTTGCTATGCCGTTAAAATCTTTTGGAACATTGGATTTACCAACAGCACCTTCAGAATTACCAACATAACTATCTTCACTAATTGCCTTACCTGCTCGGTACATAAACCGAATTACTTCGGGGTGATTTCCCAAGCCTGTTTCTTGTAGCAGCGACTTTAAAGCATCAGTACCAAAAGTATCAAGCGATGCCTTTGCAACATCTAAGTTGTCAGTTAAACTTTCGCCACCAAATTCTTGATCTGATTTTGATTGGTTTGCCCATTCAACTTTTGTTTGCTCGATAACTTTGGCTTGTTTTGCCTGTATTACAGGTGCAACTTTATCTAATACTTTTTGTGCAGCTTCTTGTGGCAGGTTTAGTTCTTTAGCGACATCACCGAATGCAGTTAAGACTTCGGGGTCGAGTTCATCTGGAGCGTCAGCTACTTTAGAATTAAACTCGTATTTCTCAGGTGCACCTTCTGGTGTTTCTGATTCGCTAGTTTCACTTTCAACAGTGGTTTCATCCGAAACTTGTTGATTCTGTACACTTTCGGCTTGCTGCTCAGTGTCAGTAGTTGCTTCAGTTGATTGCTCAGTTGTTGCGTCTACTGGCTGTTGAGTGTCGCCTTCATTTGTTTGGTTGGCTTCCGTCATCAGCGTCTCTGACATTTTTTTGTTCCTTTATCATTGTCGGATATAGTTCTGGGCAGAGAGAGTGAACCAAGTTCAGCAATTGCAAACCATAGTTTCTGTTACCTTCGCTAAATGACATTGCCATTGCGTTGGTGTTAAACGATGATCGAAATACACCTGCTTGCTCCAGAAGTCTCCAGACTAATCTGCGACCCCTCTTGCTGCTCATGAGCCACTTAATATCCGATTCCTCGTTCTGTCGGTCAATTTTTTCAACAAACTTTTTATTGTCTTTTGATTTTTGTTGACTTTTGAGATCGAGAGGATTGTATTCGCTCATGTTCTAATATATCTAGTTATTACTTGGTTACGGTCACACCTAACCATACAACTTTTTAGCCATTTCTTCTTTACTAGTTCTTTTTGCTTTCTTAAATGCTGCATCAGTTGGTGCACCTTTGCTACCTTTTTTACGCATACGTTCTCCAGAACCATCTTTAATTCTTTTACGTTTTGCGTGAATGTTTTC